TACTGACAATCCACAGGCAGATAAACATCTTAGAGAGTATGCTAAGCATATAATACAAGAGTTTATCTCTAATGGGGTTCCAGCACCATCTGATTGGGTAGTACAGAAAATGACTCCTACAGCAGAGAATCCTTATGATACTATCTACAGAGCTTTGCATGTACCTAGTGATACAGAGTTTAAATTCAAAGACTCAGAATTCATACCATTCTAAAGGAACAACAATGAAACCTATCATTACACATTCAGCCTTACCAGACATCCACCCCCAGTCGTGGCTACAGAAGCTTCCTACAAAAGATACAGTGATATTTAATTACCGTAATCTTCTGCACTTTAAGTCTCATGTGAAGACTCTTACTCAGGCAGATCCTTATAAGTGTGATGTCAGTTATGATATTGCATTGAAGGAACTTCTTACTGATACTCCCACTATCACTGAGGGTGAATACGAAATCATAAAGAACAGAGTGAAGCAGTCTCTCCTTAAACGAGGACTCATCTCTGAATCAGTATACGAGTCTTACCACTATGATGTTGAAGGTGAACTATGGGATGTTGCTAAAGTCATAGCAGAAGACCCCGCTTGTTTCTTAGTACCTACTGAGAAATATATCTCATACTTTTATGAATTGTACATCAGCATATCATATCCCTATTATGTTTCTGACAGTACCATCCGTGAGAACATGGCGAAGATTCTTGCTACAGTAGAACTACTAGAACGTGAGCATATCTACTGCAAGATTTCACTTGTATTCCCAGACCAAGCATGTAGCTCAGGAGACAAGAAGAACTTTCTTGCTACTATTCCACTCTTCTCTCATCGAGATCAGAAGTCCATTCAGACCATGTCAGCAGTCCTCAACGATAGACTCTTACGTAAGTTCTTCTTTGCAGTATTAGAGGATACATTTGGAGCCACTCTAGACGAGAACTATGGTAATGCTATTACAATACCTGACGTTATTAATGTTGGTGACACTCTCGATGAAGTTGAATTCTGTAAAGGAATCCTAGACAAAATCATTATTAAATAAGGACCATTATGTTAGACCTACTTAAACAAGATCTCCAAGCTAAAGGAGCTTTCTCTGGTGCATTGCCTGACATTGTTAGGCAAACCGTTGACTCCATTAATAACCCACAAGCTCCATACCGTTTTAAGCTTACCATTGCTGCATCAGAACTAGTTCTATTTGCATCACATCTTAGACGTAACATCAAGCACTGGAATGGATCTATGATTCCTATCAATGCTATCTCATTTGCTATTGCAGCATCTGGCTTTGGTAAAGACTCAGCAGTTAATGCAGCACGTAAGTGTTTCAACGAAGGCTACAGCATCATAGAAGACAAGCGTAAAGCAGTAGCCACATCCAATGCTATACGTTCTGCTCAGCTTGCTGGTAAGCCTGACCCTACTGAATGGAATACCTACAAGGAATTCTATGAGAAACCTGAAGAACTCTTCGCCTCAGTAGATAGTACACAGAAGGGTCTCATGAAGCATTTCAACACCTTAGAGGAATCTGGTATTGGTGGAGGCTTCGTATACTCAGGTGAATTCGGAGGAGAACTCACATCAGGTTCTATAGTACCACTTCTACAGTTTATGTCTGAAGTATATGATGAAGGCTCTAAAGAAGTGAAGCTCATTGGTAATAAGGAAGAACAGGGTAAACCTCTGAAGAACTTTCCTGTTACTGCTCTCTTTGTAGGTTCTCAGGATAACATCCTGTATGAAGCTCCAGTCAAGAAGATATTCGACAGAGAGTTTTCTACTAAGCTTGCTCGTAGATCATTCTTTAACTTCTCACCTACCACTGTACCATCCATCCAGTATCCTACAGTATCTGAGATGTTAGCAGCTGAGACAGCAGCTGAGGATGCAGCATTAGCAGCTAGAAAGCATGTATCAGGTCTCATCAAGACAATAGCGGCAGAAGCTGTTAAAGGAGCTGGAGCACCCTTAGAAGTATCACCAGAAGTACGAGAACTCTTCATCACCTATAAGCGATACAATGAGGAACTCTCTGCTACACTTGACCCTCAGTTCAAGATATCTAAACTTGTACGTATGCATATGCAGTGGAAAGCACTGAAGTTCTCTGGAGCTATTGCAATATTCAACAAGCACAACAGTATCATGGCTGAAGACTATATTGCTGCTATCACATATTGTGAGATGCTAGATGAGGATATGATCAACTTTGAGGTAGCTATGGTGAAAGAACCATACGAACTCTTCGTTGACTTTACGCACACCAAATCTAAAGACGGACGTTCCTTCATCAGTCTTCATGAACTTCGTAAGCATGGCTACATTCCTACCACTGGAGTACCTGCTGTTAAGATGAAGGAGCTTGTTACACTTGCTACATCATATGATAAGACAGGTATCTACACCATATGTGAAGATGGTATCTGCTATGAAGCCATTCAGAAGACTGATGTTATTGGAGTATCATACCTTACAGTATCAGGTACGAAAGAAGAACGACAGTCTCAGTGTGCTTCAGGCTACGAATTCTCTGAGACTTTATTCAAAGACTTAGATGAAGTACTCAAGTACGACTTAGCATATTCACCATTTCAGTTCAAAGGTGGTAAGCGTTCTAAGGAGAACATCATTGGTGGTTGTAAGTGGATATGTCTTGACATTGATGACTCTGCAATAACAGATGAAGAATGTCACTTCATACTTCAGGATATCAATCACCATATTGCCCGTACTTCAGACAGTACCAACCCATTCAAGTTCCGTATCCTTCTAGAGCTTGATGCTGTAGTTGACATTCCTGATATGCAGTGGAGACCATTCATTAAGTCCATTGCTGAATCTCTGTCACTAAAGACTGATCTTCTACCGAAGTCTCAGATCTATTTTGCCTATACAGGACGTACTGTATTATCAGTTACTGATCAGTCTCCTATTGAAGTGAAAGAACACCTTCTTGTAGCATCCTCTACAGAACCACGTAAGGAACCTCAGAAGCTTTCATCTGCTCAGTCTAGGGCATTGCTCTCTGATGAGCTAGAGACATTCTCATACGCTTATAATGCAGTCCCTGGAGAACGATACCGTTCTTTAGTACGACTAGTCTATCATGCTCATGACTTAGGTGCTGACATTGATTACACCTCTGACTTAGTTGAAGCAGTCAATGCTTACTGGGATGAACCTGCATCTGCTAATGCTATGAGAAACATACATACTATGATCCGTAGAATCTTTTAAAGGAACGATAATGCAACAGTATCCCATCTGGATTGATGTAGAGGCTTGTATCTATAAGTCTTCTAAATCATATGGTGCTAAGAACACCAACCATGAGAAAGTATTAGTAGGCACATCCTCTAAGAACTCTCATCATCTCTGCACTAGATCAGTTACTCGTAAGGAACTATCAGAGTACAGAGGCTTTACAGACGTATTAGTATTCCGTTCATTTCATAATGGACTGCTACTGAGAGAACTAGTACTATCAGTTAAGACGAAGGAAGTGCTTGAGACTCGTACAGCACAGATCACACCATTATGACTTGGACATATGAGGATCAGCCTGTAGAGTCTCTACCAGAGAACACTTATGGTTTCATTTATCAGATAGAGTATGATGATGGTACTATGTATCTTGGCAAAAAACAATGTTATTCTGAGACTCATCTTCCAGCATTGAAGTCAGGGGTTGTTAGACCAGAAGCATTGTATCGTATTGGTCGTAACATAAAAGGCAAGAGAGTACAGTTTGATGTTATGCGTAAAGAGAACAACTGGAAATCATACAAAGGATCTTCTGACCTTACTAAAGGGAAGACTATACTACGGAAAACAATATTAGCATTTTGTATATCTAAAAGAGAACTCACCTATATGGAGTGTAAAGCTCTCTTCTGTCTTAATGCTATTGAGGATGAGAAGTATCTCAACATTAACATTCTCGGTAAATTCTACCGTGATAATTTACAATAAAGGAATACCATGTCTAAAACGTATATAGCATATGATGATGAAAAAGTCATCATAGGATTTGAGAACTCAGATGGTGAGTTGGAGTATACAGTGTATCATGCTAATGATGGTGGTACTGCTGGAGATTTCAGTCTTAGAGAATTTGATAGAGTAGCAGAAGAGTACGGGATTGATGAAACAATTATGAAAATAAAGGAAATCAAATGAAGATTATACTTGTAGACGAGGAAGCTCATCACTATATGGATATGCGAGATGACATTGCAGAATACAAAGAACGTATTGCTGAATTGAATACTGCGATAGATACACTTACTAAGAAGTACCATGATATTAATACAGAATGTAATAGCATGGTATCTGAACTCACAGAACTACGTAAGAAGTGTGGTGATAAGGAAGTTTTCATTGAGTGGGTATGCCCACCTGACGACCATACTGAAGCATACAATACTGCTATAGAAGTAATACGTACACATGACTATCCTGCCGATACTACTAGAGAAGAACACACTTCTGTTAGATGGAGTATTAGGGACAAAGAAATGCTTACCAATCGTATATTTATGACTGGGAAGTATTATGGTATTGATCGTACATTCGATATGATCAGAGAACTATTTCCTGATCGTACAGAAGCTTCAGTAACTGCTATGATCTACCATCTTGGTGGTACTGTAAAGAAGGGTATTGTACATCCACGTATTCAACCCAAACACAAAGGAGAATAATGCATGACATTTTCACATACACTAAGCTAGACATTCCTGAAGCATCCTTCAAGATCAGTCCTTCATCTATAGGCAAGTTCTTTTCATACCCTTCGGTATGGTATAAGGACAACGTATTAGGAGAGAAGTCATTCACTGCTTCTACTTCTACAGTACTAGGAACATGTATGCATGCAGCAGCAGAAGCCTACGTAAAGAAAGAACCTTTCACTCGTGAGATGGTAGAAGAGTACATCACTGAGACTGCTAAGAAGCAACCTCTCACAGAAGATGCTATACAGCTTGACGTTATCCGTAATGCTTATCCTGATATGGCTATGACTCTTATCAATGACTACATTCGTCACAATAAACCTACTGAAGTAGAACGATCTCTATGGTGTCCTATCTTTGATGACATCTACATTGGTGGTACTTGTGACAATCGTACAGGTGATACCATCATAGACTACAAGACATACAGCAGTGCTACTGAGCCTACTAAGATCTCATTTGATTATAAGATCCAAGCTCTTGCGTATGCTTTCATGTTTCGCTACAATGGCATCCCCATTAACAGAATACGTCTTGTATATGTTAACCGTCCTATTGATGGAAGATACATATCTGAAAAGACAGGAAAGGAATGTGGTAAATTAACACCACCTAGAGTTACAGTATTAACAGAAGTCATCACAGAAGATGATTGGAAGCTCATTGAGGATACTATCATGCTTATTGCTGAATCTATCATAGCAGTCCGTTCTTACCCAGAACTCACACACATCATATTCAAATCTATGTCACTAAAGGAAAATACTAATGGCAGTTAAATTACTAATCAATGGTAAAGCAGGAGCTGGTAAGACAGACCTTCTACGTACCCTAGGAAAAGAATCATTCGTTGTATCTAGAGATGCTAAGTCTTTCTCATTGAAAGTACCTCATATGCTTGTAGATACATTCTATGATATGAAGACTCTCTGCTTTGGAGGTAACATCACAGTAGATGGGGAGAAGACTCACATTGATGGTATCATGGATAAACTAGAACTGTTCAATGAACGCTTTGGTTCATATCCAGAGATTGTTGCTATTGATTCAGTATCTCAAATCTTCATGGATGTCATTGATAAAGCCTCACAGAAGCCTAACGTCTATGGAAGTCAGGGAGCTGAAGTCACTAAAGAGATGGCTATCCTTACCAGCTTCATTCATGAAACATTAGAACTCAATGGTATCTCTGTCATCTTACTCAATCATGTTATTGAAGAGAAAGCTGATGGTAAGACCACTGGTAACTATATCTCATTTGGATCTGGTAAGTTCCTTGAGAAAGGTGGCTTTTACAGTACGGTCAATGAATCTATCACTCTTGTCTCTGAGCTGAAACATCGTGCAGTATATATGAGAGGTGAAGACAAGCAAGCTCGTACAGCTATCATTGATCTTCCAGATAAGATGTATGTAGCCAACACAGTAGACCCGTCTAAAAGCAAGTCCTTAAAAGAAGGTGAAGAGTACTTCTCGCTTAAAGCTCACATTGATCTTCTCTTATCGCAGCAGACAGATCTAGCTGAGTGGTCATTTTAATGTATGAATGGCTCTTGATTATTAGACTATCCACCTATGATACAGAACAAACCTTATTAGAAAAGTTTAGTACTGTACAAGAGTGTAAAGAGGCTAGTAAGCTTATTCATAAAGTTCAAAGAACACCATCCACTTATCTAGACACAAAAGCAGTATGCTTAAAAGTATTAAAAAATAGTTGATACATAGTATCTTAGAGTACGGGATGTTACCCACTCAGAACATATAAGGAAATATACAATGGCATTTTTTAAAGTAGACGTAGCAGCAGCTGCTAAGAACGAAGGCGGTAGCAACACAATCAATAAGTCAGGCATCTATGATGTGACACTCAAGAACATCATCGTTGATATCAACGATAAAGGCGCTCGTACTCTCAATCTATTTGTAGATAACAATGGTACAGCTCAAGTAATGTATGGTGCTATCCGTCTTGATAACAACGATGGTACACCTAACTTCCAAGCAAGTCTATTCAGCAAGCTAGCAGTAGTCTGTGGAATTGAAGACATCAGTGACCCAGAAGAAGCAGAGCTTCCTATCGGTAAAGCAGGAGCTATGAAAGAAGTAGCTATCCTTCCTGACTTCCAGGACATCGAACTGAAGATGCGTGTACAGATGGAATACTCAGTAGTTCCAGAAGGTTACGCTAAAGCAGGACAGATCTCTGAGAAGAAAGTAATCAAAGCATTCTATACAGACTCTGGTGCTTCAGCAGAAGAGATCCTCAATGAGACAGAAGCTGGTGTCAAACTTGCTAAAGACTTGGCTTATGCTGAGAATGTAACATACAAAGATGGTCTAACTGAAGAAGCTATAACTGCATGGATTGCTGGTGGACGTGACTCTGGATCAGCTCCAGCATCTACTACCAAAGCAGCACCTAAAGCATCTTTCGGTAAACCATCATTCGGTAAGAAATAATGGAACTCGTATCAGAAGCAATAGATGCTTTTGATGTAGATCCTTGCATCATTGCTACTACTATTACATTTGAGAATTCACACCTAGTTGCCCAGGCATTGAAGGACATTGATCCTACTATTGCTAGAGCTTTATATGATGAGCTGTCCTACTGGGCAGAACACAACCAAATCTAAGGATCACCATGTTAGAACAATTCAACACACTCGTATCGAAGTATCAGTCAGAAGTATCACTATATGCTTCTAAGCCTACTAAGGCATCATCTAAGCGTTTACGTGATCTTATCAATCAGATGCAGAAGCTTGCTGTTGCTACTAAGAAGCATCTCATCGAGTTAGATAAAGGAGTCTAAATGGCTCTCTTTATTAAATTTGCATGGAGAGTGCTTATCTCTACCATCATTAGCATTATTGCTAGTATCACTAAACGTAAAGTATTACGTCACATTGGAGTATAACTATGACTATCACACTTAACACAAAGGAATTCGATGAGGCTGTACTACTTTGGCTCAAGGAGCAAGGCTTCAGTACTGACCGTTTCAATATTAGTACTAAGCTTACTGTTGGTCGTGGGGACCTCGGTGCTGGTACTCGTATGGAGGTAACACTAGATCCTATTACTACTGTAGCAGAGCCTGCCAATATGTTTGTTGCTATGAAGATGGAAGCACCAGTATTACCTTCAGTAGCTGTTCCTCGTCCTGATCCATTCAAGACTGGACCATCATTCAGTAGAGGACATGCAGATGAGTAGAGACTGGAATTCATTACCAGCTTTAAATGGTTTCACCAGCTATTGTGTATGAAACCATTTTATAGTATAATACAGTATCTTAATTTTAAAGGATACATATGTGCTATATAAAGTGTAATAGATGTGGTAAAGAGTCAGATAGTTATACAGATGCCTTAGACACATTTATAAGATACAGTAGATACACAGCAGGATCAAAGAAATTTAGACCTATGTGTAAGCAATGTAAAAAAGATACTACTATTCCTACACGAAATAATGGAAAAGATGGGTATAGAGAACGTGAGAGAGAGACAAATAGGAATAGAAGAGCTAACTACTATTCAGCCAATGTGCTAAAGATTAAAGAGCATTTAGGTGGAAAGATAGCTTGCTCTATTTGTAACTATGAGGATGAGTGCTTTGCACCATTTGACTTTCATCATCTAGACCCTTCTACTAAAGAGTTTGGAATTCATAAGAAGATAGATATGTCTCCTTTTGAAAGTTGGAAGACTGAAGTAGATAAGTGTATCTTAGTATGCAGCAACTGTCATAGAAAAATTCATTCAAAAAGGTGTACAGATGTTACAGCTATTACATAGTAGAAGTTGGTCAGGCTTACCTGACTTTTCCAAAGCATTGTATAAAGAAACTTATTTTTTACCCAACGAAGATTATGATCAATGGGTACATAGAGTAAGCAATGCTTATGCCAACGATACAGAACATGCTGATCGTATGGCTATATATTTAAAAAATTACTGGTGGCATGGTTCAACGCCTATTTCATCTAACGCTGGTACTGATAGAGGACTTCCTATATCATGCTTCACTAAGAGTGTTGCTGACAATAAACCCTCCATCTTCCAGAACTATAATGAAGCATTTAACCTTGGTGCTTATGGTGGAGGTATTGGTACTGACTGGTCTAAGGTACGTTCAGTCAATGAATCTGTAGGACCTCATGGTGGAAAGTCTTCTGGACTCATACCATTCTTAGGTATCTCAGACCGTAGTACTCTTGCCATCAGTCAGGGAGGTCTTCGTAGAGCTTCTGAAGCTACATACCTTGATATCTCACATCCTGAGATTGAGGAGTTCATTGATATCCGTAAGGAGACTGGTGACAGTAGCCGTAGAACTCCTAATCTCCATCATGGTGTGGTTATCTCTGATGACTTCATGCATTGTGTCTTGAATGATTACAACTGGAATTTATTATCACCAAAGACTGGAGCAGTAGTTCGTACTGTATCAGCTCGTAAGCTATGGTCTCAGATCCTAGAGGCTCGTATTACTACAGGAGAACCTTATCTACTATTCATTGATACTGTCAATGACTTAGCACCAGAGGAATATAAGAATGAAAACATCAAAGTTACAACATCTAACCTCTGTACTGAGATTACGCTTCGTACTGACGATAACCATAGTGGAGTTTGTTGTCTTGGTAGCATTAATCTTGAGTATTGGGATGAGTACCAACATTGTTTTGATCAGTTCATTGCTGATTGTTCTGATTATCTTGACAACGTACTTCAAGACTTCATCAACCGTACTGAGCATCTCAGTGGATTCGAGCGAGCTAGAGCAGGAGCCATTGACGAAAGAAGTATCGGACTTGGAGTAATGGGCTTCCATTCACTTCTACAGTCTAAGCTTATTCCTTGGGAATCCTCTATTGCTAAAGGTCTTAACATGAAGATCTTCAGTATGATTAAGGAATCAGCTGATAATCATAATGATGAGATTGCTAGCTTACATGTAGGAGGTCATAAGTGCCCTATGTCTGATCGTAATGGAACATTGAAACGTAACATTCACGTTACTGCTATTGCTCCTACCATGAGTATCTCATCATTGTGTGGTGTTACTTCATCTGGTATTGAGCCTTGGGTCACTAATGCTTTCACTAAGAAGGTTAAGCAGGGATCTTTTGCTATTAAGAATAAGTATCTTGAACAGTATATCTCTGACTTCTTTAATGAGGCAGGAGAAGGATATCCTAGTGCTTGGGAATCTCAGCAGTGGGACTCCATTAAGAAGAACAGTGGTTCTGTACAGCATCTAGATTGGATGCCACAGAATATTAAGGATGTATTCAAGACTGCTTTTGAGTTAGATCAGCGTTGGCTGCTAGAGTTTGCTGGAGATCGTTCTGCTCTCATTGATCAGGGACAGTCACTGAACATCTTCATACCAGCAGGATCATCTGTACAGTTCATCTCAGACCTTCACATTCTTGCTTGGAGGAAGAAGATCAAGTCACTATACTACGTCCGTTCTACTGCAGGAGTATCAGCTTCTACTGCATCAGGTGAACGTAAACAAATACAACATAAGGAAATAGATATGATGTCTGATACCTGCTTAGGCTGTACATGAATAAATACTATGCATTTACTGAAGATTGTAAGATATCTTATTTAGGTGAGTTTGAGTCTATGGGAGATGCTATGGAGCATTATTCAGATATAGATTCATATGTATGGTTTATGTCTGCACATGACCTAAACCAATTATACTTTAGTATAGGAGAATACTTATGAGTACACTCATTCACATTAATGGTATTCCCACATTCAAGTCTTCTAAAGGCTTTCGCTATCCTAAATTTTGGAATTATTACAAAGAACATGATCGTGCTCACTGGACTGCTGATATCATATCACTAGCTAAAGACATTCAGGACTTTGATAGAGCTTCTCCTAAAGAGAAGGATGACATCACTCGTACCATGAGACTATTCACTCAGCAGGAAGTATCAGTTGAGAATGGCTATGCAGTCTTACTTCGTATCTTCAAACCTATTGAGGTACAGGCTATGCTATCGAACTTCATGGCTAGAGAGTTTACTCACATTGAGAACTACTCTCTATTCACTGAGACCATAGGGCTTCCTAACAGTATCTATCAGGACTTCCTTGATATACCTGTTATGGCTTCTAAAGCTGATTACCTTGAGAAAGCTAAGGTCAAGAAGTACGAAGAATACAAGGCTATGAACTTATCAGAGCTTGCTCTCGATAAAGTATTCCGTAGAGATGTAGCTCGTATGCTTGCCATCTATGCTGGAGGTGCTGAAGGTATCTCTCTCATGGCACAGTTTGCAGCACTCCTTAAGTATCAGTTCTCTGGGAAATACCCTGGTCTTTGTACCATAGTAGAGTATAGTATTCGTGAAGAGAATATGCACTTCATTGGTAACTGCCACTTGTTCCGTACATTCATAGCTGAGAATCCTGATATTTGGGATGATGAGTTGAAGTATGATATCTATCAGGGTATCCGTGAGATGGTAGCATATGAAGAAGCTCTGGTAGATTACTTTGATTATGCCCACATTGCTAATAGTGACTTGAAGCGTTACATTCAGTATCGTGCTGATATTGCTTTAAAGGAACTTGGTATGAAACCTAACTATAATACTACTGTCAACCCATTACCATACATGGATGATGTTGTTGGTACTGTCTTAACTGATTTCTTCAGTGGTCGTGTAACAACATACAGCAAAGCCGTAGATGGTGACTGGGAAGATATAGATTATAGTAAATGGAGTAGTGTATGACACCAAAAGAATACAGTAAGAAGTATGATGCTATTGCTACATCAGAAGCATCTGCTACAGTGAAAGCTGAAGCACTTGCTAAACTGAATGAACAATACAAAGGCATATACTTTAAAGCTATGCAGGTCATTATTGACTCTGCACCAGACTTACCTAAAGGAGATTAAGTATGTCATTAGCATTTTCAGATCACGGAGGAGGAGACGCAGTAATGTCACCATCATTAGAAAAACAGTATATAGGTGTAGAAGATATTCTACTAGAAAGAGGAAACCGTTATGGTAAGTTCTCAGGTCATGCAGCACTTACTCAGGCATTGAAAGATGCTTTCATTAAGCACTCTAACAACTTCAGCAGACTTACTCCTGCCATGAGAGAATCCTTAGATATGATCTTCCATAAGATTGGTCGTATTGGTAACGGAGATCCTTTCTATGATGACTCATGGATTGACATTGCAGGCTATGCCCAGCTTGTAGTAGATGAACTTCATGGAGAAGGCAAATGAAATGGGTTGATGGTCTCCGTCAGTGGAGAAAGAATCGTAACAGTGTAGCATTACAGGACTCATTCATACCTGCTATACAAGAAGAACTTCAAGAGTACTCAGATGCTAAGACTGAGCACGATAAGATTGATGCCTTAGCTGACATATTAGTATTTACTGCTAATGAGATAGAACTCGAAGGATACAACGTAGATCTTGTTATGAAGCAGGTTGTCAAGCACATCTCTTCTCGTATGCAAGATCATGTTCAGGCTTCTGAGTGGCTGAAGAATGGACCTTCTGGCAAATGGCAGAAGTGGCAATCACAACCATCAGATTCCTTGTATGAACCAGACTATACTATCTGTCGATTGTCTAAAGCAGTCTCTTAGGAGACTGTCATTAGAACATCCCAGCTCCTAGTGCTATTGATTCTAACGATATAGTCTCAGTAGGGCTATGGATGATACCATAGTATCCTCCAGCTTTAGTCACGATATTCTGGTTCAGTACATTCAGATTCTCTACACCCATTGCAGTCTCTACAGCATAGCTTCCCAGTGTACTTACAGGATGATATCTTAGTAGTCCTGCTATCACCTTCTGCACTCTCATCCAGTATGCTGGGAACATCAGTATTCCATAGTCACTTAGTACTTTGATCTCTTTAGGGAGATTTGCTCTGTAGTCTATGAATGTATCATTTGCTAGAGCATATGCTTCTTCACTCGTATACTTTCTTCTGTTTCCTCTTGTACCACTTCTAGGATTCTCTTTTCCTATCAGATGCTTAGCCAGTGTATACTTTGCCATTACATCTCCCAGTACCATATAAGCACTACCATATGCTGCAGCTTCTGATGCTGGACTTCCTAGGAACTCACTTACATATCTGCTCACACTTTCCTTATCATTCTTCTTATTCTTCAGTCTCTCAGCTATCTCTACCAGTTCAGTTCCTACATCAGTACCTTTCATTTTAGCACTTGTACCTGCTGCTATCAGCCACTCATCCATTTGAGGACCAGTATTTGCAAACCACTTTATAGCATCAAACAGCTTATTAGGATTTCCTTTCTTATCATGTGTGTACTTGTTGATCACATCATCTATATCTTTCTGTATACCACTGATAGTATCGAACTCTTTTATTACTAGATCTGTACTGTATGACTGTACGAATCCTGCATTGTATGCTTCATGGAAATCCATCTCTTTCATGGCTGCTATATGCTTATCCAGGACATTCACTGCTTTTTTCTTAGCAGTCTCATTCTCTTTTGTCTTATTCATCTCATATGCAGCGTCTGCCATCCTAGCAGCCATTTGCAACTCTACCAGCTTACCTCTTGCTTTGGAGTATTCACCATATGCTGTGTACCCTGCTTTCATGCCATAGTAGATCTCTGTAGGTGTCATGTCCATCATAGACAGTACACCCACATTTGTTACAGTATCATTCAGTAGTTTCACTGGATTCATCACTACCATCTTCTGCTTTGCTAGTACTACCATCTTCTTGAACATATTCTCCCATCTTGCAGCATCTCTATTATCATTACCGAATATCTGTCCATTCTTATATCCTAGTAGTACTTCTGATACACCTCTCTTCACTAGAGATACTTTCTTATTGAAGTTATTAAATGTTGTCAGTCCTTCTGGAGTCTTGTAGTACTGGGCTATCATAGGATATTCTTTCTTTAGATCATCGAAGCTTTTGATATGCTTCAGTTCTGGAGATTCATAGTCTATATTGATGAATGGTTCTACTTCTGTTCTTTCACCTTTTAGACCTACTCTATCGTTATCCTTCAGTATTCTCTCTAGTTCTTTCATTCCATTTTCATTCTTGATAGTTCTTGTCCCATTCTCCAGTAGAGTTCTTCTGATTGCTTCTGATGCTATCAGGTCTTTATTATGGAGATATGTTCTGTATAGGCTATGAGCAGCATTTTCTACCATATGTAACTTCTCTGTCTTCATCTCTTTACTCAGTAGCACTCTGAATCTTGATCCTTCTTGTACCATCCCATTGTGGAATAACCATGACTCTCTTGCTTCATCACTGTTGAATGTTCGTAGCTTATCCACTATAGGCTTACTTTGTTCTCTTGACAGCAGTGCACCATTGGAGTATCTATTCAGTTCTAGTCCTACACCAGTATTGTACCCTGACTCATAGTTCTCTCTTGCTAGGATTCCTACAGTATCTTTTGTAGCTTCTTTTACTACTATCCACCCATTCTCACTTGAATTATCACTTCTTCTCATCTCAGACAATGTTACCGCTTTGTACTCGAAGACTTTATCATGAATATCCATGCTATAACTTCCGTCATACATACCATGATATCCTGCATCATCAGAGTAGTTCATTCCTCTATAGTCTACACCCTTCTCATTTAGCTCATCATTCATCTTCTTATTGATCAGTGCTAGAGACATCATCCAGCTTCTAGTATCATTATCCATATCCTGTAGTAGCTTCTGACTTCCAGGGATTGTACTCATTGCTTTTAGTGTTGTATATAGCAGTGCTTCCTTGCTGAAGATTCCTGTAGCATACACATTTGTATTATTGGTAGCAGTCTCGCCTGTAGTCCAGTAGTTTGCTACATCATCCAGTTTTGCTATATTCTCAGCAGGCATCTTAGAGCTTACCTCTACCATTGCTTCTTTTATGGTGGTCTTACCTTCTAGGATGTTATTGAGCATTTTCTCATTCAGTACTAGGTTTGCTATACCTGTATCAGCGAACATTCTATGGATTTTCTTCTGATCAGCTTTAGAATAAGTATCCTTTAGTAGTCTATCCAGCTTAGCCATATTCTCAAGTTCTTTCACTGATTCTTGCTGATACTGATTGGATAGTTTCAATGATTCTTTTATCACTTTATCTTTTACATCTCCTGCCAGTCCTAGAAGGTAGTGCATACGTTGAGCGAAGTCACTGCTATAGAATCCATTACGTAGCATGCTCACAGCAGTCTTATACAGTGCAGAGTTTCTCTTCATGTTGACATGTGCTTTCTTGAGAGGAGGACCCATATGCTCCACCATAGTATCTCCCCATATCACCATCCAGTCTGACATGAAGCTGTTACTCTTAGAGATAGTATCATTGATAGCATTGTATGGTGCCATTACGATATGATCGTTATGGTCTTTATCATTACCAGCTTTAGCAGGTTTAGTCTTAGTATTAGGCTTTGCTTTAAGAGATATAGCATTAGCTCTAGCATTATGATCCAGTGCTGCCAATGCTATCTGTATATTCATTACAGATACATCAGTAGCCAGTCCTTTCTGCAGTATGCTTTCTACACGCTTAGGATCTTTATTCAGTAGCATTGCTACATAGGCTTTAACCTTAGCTATTAATCTTTCTACCATAGTCATTAGATTGCTTGCTGATGCTATTCTCTGAATCTCTATAGCTACATCTGGTTCACTTGTTAGTATTGCTATAAGCTCTGCTAGTCTGTTCTCTGCAGGAGCTTCTTTTGTAGCGTAGTCTAGACGAGGAATAGTTCTATCACTGTTGGAGAACTCATTCAGTCTCATTAGATCTTCAGGAGGAAGATTTGATAGCTTATCCAGAACCTTCTGCATGTACTTCACTTCTACACTATCTTTATTATTTTCGATATAGTCTAACTGATAAGCATGATCCACTTCATGCGCTAGAGTCTCTATTAGACTTTCTATAGTATGAGTTACACCATGTCTTATATCTCTACCAGCAGTATTACTTGTATCTATTGTGACTTGCTTTGATAGTGCCATGTATTCATTTCCTACATTGAATGTCATTGTAGGATCACGTAGAGCATCTATCACTTTACCATATAGCTCTTTATGAGACTCAGGAATATTCAGCTTACTCAGTACACTTTCTATAGTACTTGCCAGTCCTTTTGGACTTGCTTCTGTAAGCATCTTGATAGCAGCTTTTATAGATACACTTATAGCTTCAGCAGTAGCGATAGTTTCTTTTACAGTATCAGGTTCTACTTCAGTGTCATTTCCCCATAGATCTACAGCATCCTTCTGCCCCAGTATGTTTGTTTTTACTGGAGAGAGGAATTCTACCTTATTCTTCTTCAGTTCAGTGATCTTTTCTTTCAGTACTTCTATCTGTTTTGCTATGGCTTTAGAAGTATTATCTTTATACACTTCTTCCACTTCGTTAAGTGCAGCAGTAAGGTAGTCATAGTCCTTTGCCAGTTGTACCGTATACTTGTTGTATGCTTTCATGATACTCTTTGCTGTATTAGCATCTGAATATAGTGCATCATGTACTGTCATGATTCCATCAGTATTACCCTTAGAAGCCATCACATCTCTGAGTGTCAGCAGCAGTAGCGCAGCATCTGTAGCATGTTGTAGGTTGACGTTGAATGATGTCTTATTATTCAACATTTTATTCACTACTAGGAGTTCTTTGTCTATGTCTTTGAGAGTCATTGACTTGAGCTTCTGTATTGACATCTTCTCATTCGTTCCTAGTTCTGTACCCATTGCACTCTTGATAGTACCTTCCCACTTTCCGCTCTTGTCCAGGAGAGTATACATATCATTCATCATCTCTCTGTATTTTACTACATCCTCAAATGTAGCTTTTAGAGTACGAACATAGTGATCACCTACAGTATCACCGAAGAACTTTGATAGAGTCTCTATATCCTTTTGAGATACTTCTTTTATCATAGGTTGTAGCTTTCCTGTCACACTGCTGATCTTTGCTGTATCAGTTGTAGTGTATTCTGTATTCAGTATTTCATTCACCCACTTCAGTGCTGCTGTATTACCACTGATAGCTGACTTCACCATATCCACTGCTATAGAGTTACCCATGCTATGCTTTGTGTTATCACCCTTTTGTCCGTAGAACCAAGGCATCATTGCATACTTTACCAGTTCACGTAGGAACTTATTAGCACCACCTTCTTTACCATTTGACATTACAGTAGTCAGTCTATCCACTATAGGCTTAACCTCTTCATTGTATCTCATGGTGTCATTAGCCACTGCTACATCTGACAGTATGTTGTATGGATCTTGTACTTGTCCTTCTATAGCATACTTTCCGATACCCAGTTTACCTAGTATCTTCTGGATAGATTCAAACCCTGAGATATTCAGTAGAGTATTTACCACACCACTTGCAGTAGCATCACTCTCCACCATATATGATGTAGTCACTTTGTATCCATCTGCTTTACTGATGTCATGTACAGCTCTCAGTAGAGATAGCAGTTTGAATGGTGATCCTACATCGAACTTTCCTGATAGATACACCAGATCTGCTAGAGCTACTGTTCCATTCTTCCCTTTTATGTTCTCTATTACATTACCCAGCTTACCAGTAGGATTCTTCACTTCATCTTCTGATATTCCCATCTCATCAGCTACATTTGCTACCAGTATGTTGAACGCATCTTTATTAGCTGTAGTATATTCACCACCTGTCACCATCTGTCTTGCCATGTACTTATCACCTTGGAACTCCAGTACAGTTTGTAGTACATGTATACGTTCATTGATAGCACTCTCATAGTGGTAATTGAATCCACCTTCTTCTGACATCATAGCTTCTATCTCATCCAGGCTTTCCAGTACAGCTGCTAGGTTTCCAGTACGATTTATCTTTCGTCCTACTTCACTCATCTTAGTCAATGCTGAGTTTCCATCTACTAGCTGAAGTGCTTCTACCACATCTCTCTCTTCTGCTATCAGCTTATCAATATCTTGATCATGCTTATCATACAGCTTCTTAAGATCTTTCAGTATACTCATTGCTTCAGGTTTGATCTTGTATTTCAGTTCACTGTATTGTTTGATGATGTCTTGGTGTTCTTTTGAGATCTTGACATCTTCAGCTCCTTTTGACATTACCACAGCAGTCTGCCCTTCTGTAGCTGGTATTTCCACATTAGGAGGAGTAAACAGCTTACTGAATGTACTCACTGCATCTGCCAGTCTATTCTTATTCTTTCTACTGCCAGTACTCTCATTTGATGTTAGTGTCAGTACTTTCATCATAGCTGTACGCTTCTTCTTGTCAGCATATCTCATAGCAGGATTCATTGGATCACTCTCTACGATATTGTGCACTGGAAGATTCTCTTCAGTCTCTGTCACCATACCCAGATCTTGCATCAGCTTTATGATATGTTCTCCACGTTCAGCATATGCTTTAGCCACATCTTCTGCTGTACCTGTCAGCTTGAATCCAAATGCATTAGTATATGCTTGTCCTATCTGATTTACCAGCTGTAGCTTTCTTGCACCACTTGTCTTATGCTCCATACCATACTTGTTACTGATATCATACTCTGCAGTCTGCCCACTTCTTATGTTGCTCATACCTATTGCTACAGCTCTCAGTACATTTGCCACAGTAGCTGTCTCACCATCTGGTAGAATATTACTCATCGCTTCTTGTGCTACATCAAGTTTACCTTCTATCTCTTTTGCTAGGTTCTGTATCTGTGTATGTTCTTGCTTACCATACCCTAGCTTCTTTGCTATACGCTTCATGAATGTAGTATCTTTATTGTCTTTATCATATCCTTCTGCTACCACTTCATTGATCTTCTCATCAGTAGTGCTCATAGGATCGAATAGCTTACCCTTCTTCTTTGAAGTCTCTGATACACCTGTCTCAGTTATAGCTGATACCTTCACCTTAGAAGTTCTGTCAGTGAGTGTAGTGATCTTATCCATACCAGCTTTATGCAGTCTCTCTTGTTGTACTTCATCCAGTTGGGCATCCTCTTCTACTTGTACTTTAGACTCTTGTACTATAGGTGTAGTTTCCTCAGCAGTAGTAGTAGACTCTACTTCTGTAGTTGTAGTAGGAGTCACTACAGTATCCATTTTAGCTCTTAGTTTCTCCACAGGAGCTAGAAGAGTATCCACACTTGCAGTGTAGTCTTCAGCTTTTGGGTCTAGCTCCATAACAGAGTCTAGTCTAGCATTGATACCTTCTGCTAGCTTAATGTCTCTTTCACTCATACCTTCAGTGATAGGTACTCGTCTTGAGTTGATATCAGCAGTAAATGCTTTTCTTTCAGCTTTAGTAGTATTGATACTTTCTACAGTCTTGCCTGTAGTAGTCTCTGCTAGGCTTGTTAGTCCTTTATTAGTGGCATCCATTACAGGAGACAGCACAGCTCCTATGGTTTCTTTAGGTGATGTTACTACATGCATTCCAGCACCACTCCCAAACCCTCCTCCGAATGCTTGGAACAGTTCTCTTCCTGTCTTACTAGAGAAGATTTCATTAGCTTTTTCATCCCCAAGCTTAGCTCCTACGATGTCTAAGAACTGCTGTGCTACTTCTTCAGTACCTTCATATAGTCCTTTACCAGTTGCTACTGTCAGTGCCCCTGCTAGTCTCTTGCCAGCATTCAATACCATCCCATCTGTTAGCTTATTAGACTTGATCAGCTTATCCATTACACCAGATACGATCTTTGTTCTACCGATCATCTCATCTACACCAGCTTTATTCAGTATAGCTTGTCCCCATCCTGTTAGACCTGCTAGAGCTTTATCTCCTAGGGTAGTGTATGCTTTACCAGTTTCTTCTTGTCTTCTCTCTAGAGTCTTATTAGCATAGTCGAATGTATTAAGGATTACACCTGCAGCTCTCATAGGTCCAGTCAGGAATTCTCCAGCACTCTCTGCTATAAATTCAGGAGCAGCATCTAGATTACGTGCTATAGACTTAGCCATCTCCACAGGGCTTCCACTATCAAAGGCTTTACCGAAGTCTGCCATAGCAGCTTGAGTAGTAGCATCATCATATCCATACTCTGCAGCTTTCTTGTACTTGTCTAGTCCTATGAAGTCCCCATTTTTATTGTAGTAGTCTTTGGTGAAAGAGTTTCCACCCATAGTCTTAGCCATCTTCTTTTGTACTTGCTCTTGAGTCATCTCAGGATTCATCATACCATATCCAGCTACTGCTACTTGTCCTCCAGCATCCACAATAGCATCTGCTATTCCAGCAGCTTTTCTACCAACACCGTACTGTAGTGCATCTATTAGGTTAGAATCAGTTATCTGTAACCCATTTTGATACTTATGCAGTTTATCCATTTCTTTAGGTAGAGGAGTATTTGGAGCTAGTCTTGGATTAGTATTAGCAGATTGATTCCACATAGGAGCATTCTGTGTTGTATACTCAGTCTTACCACTTCCGAAGTTTGCTATATCTTGTTTTGATACAGGACCTTGACCTATAGCTCTATTAGCCAGTTGTCCTCTGTTAGAGTGCACACCATGCTCGAATTGAGTAGCTACATTATATGGTAGTTGGATATCCATTAAGGCACCATCTTGAGGTGTTACACCTTTAGGTCCTGGAGTCCATCCATACTTCTTACCTTTACTGTCCTCTGTAGGAGTGTACCGTCCTAGGAATCCTTTATCACTACGAGCTAACCCTAACTTCATATTCCCTTCTAGCGTATTATCTATATAGAGATTTCTTGTATCTTCATTACCATATGCATTTTCTTTTGTGTAAGGTACCTTAGTGATAGTAGTGTTTCCATTACTATCTTTACCATACATCTCTTGGTACTTGTTACCATTAGCATCTGTGTACACTTGCTGGTCTACAATGTCTGATAGAGCTTGTTGTAGCTGAGCACCAGAGCTTGTAGATGTAAGAGCATGTAGTCTATTTATCTTTTCATTTCTAGCCTCTAAGAGCTTCTCTGCTTTAGTAGGTTCACCATATGGAGCAAGACCAGTGTATCTTCTATCAGCTAGTGTAGGCTCATTATAAGGTATGTTTGGATTGTTAATATAGGAGGAAGATCCTATCTTAGATCTTTCAGCTTGAATATCCTTAGCAGCTTGATTACGCAGTTCAGTAAGGTTCATGTATAAGTCCTTTTATGTGGTAAGGAATTATACACTATTTATATTATCTTCCACCCCATGTTCCAAAAGGACTCCAGCCTCTTTCTGAAAATGTAGGCATTCCAGCAGCTTTCCACTGCTGGTAATCATAAGCATCGACTGTAGATGGTACTTGTGAGAGATACTTAGTGAATCTTTCTTGTTCTAGATCCTTGTTCTTTATTAACTTTTCATTAGCAGCAGTCTTTCTTTCTGCTATTTTTACAGGGTTGGTAGCATCTAGTTCCTGTTGTAATAGACCTAGTCTCATAGCTTTTGTGTAGTAGTCGTCTTTAGGTGTAAGCTTAGCCTGTAGTTTTACTTTTGCTATATCATTAGCATTTCTCATATTTTCTAGTGCTATTTGCTGTTTATACTTCAGTTCATCTGATGCTAGTTGTGCAGCTGCTAGCTTATCAGCAGCAATACGAGTATCATACCCACCTAGCATTTTATTCTTTAGTTCTTGTGCTACTGATACATCACCTTGTACTTCTTTAGTTATAGGATTACCATCAGCATCCATACCTACAACCACTTCCTGAGGACCTTGATCTATGTTGACACCACTGATATATTGTCTCTGTAGTGTAGGACTTGCTTCATACTGAGCTTTAGCAGCATTCTGCATAGCTACTACATCAGCTTTTGGATTCTTGTTATATGCTGCTAGGATTACATCTGCTTGCTCTGGTGTGATTAGCCCTTGAGTAGCATTCTGTAGATCCTTATTAGCTAGTATGTTACCTTGAGTAGTTGCTTTATCAATACCGAACTTCTCAGCTTGCATATCAGCTGCTGCTTTCTGGAGTGAGAATGACTTATCCCAGTTAGCTTGTTGTCTTGCTTCTGCTGCTAACTTATCTGCTCTATCTCTATCCTTATCTGCTCTAGCTAAGAATTGGGTAGCAATACTACCAACTGCTTCTAATGGATTACCGTATTGCCCTATCAGGCTTGCAACACTTGAATTGTTTCTCATGACTCCTCCATTATGCTGATAGTCCAGAAGCTTTTAGATCACTTCTGAACTTATCTTCTTGAGCATTCTTTCTGTTGATCTCATTCTTGATCATCTTATTACGATCTTTAGTAGTATCATACATACCGTATGCTGCTAGTCCTTGCATTATAGTGCCAATACCTTGTGCACCCCCTAACCCATCATAGATACTCTTTCCAGTTTCTAGTAGTCCTTCCCCTAGCCCAGCACCTGCTTCATATAGGTTACTACCAAATCCTTTTGTACTGTCCCACATACCAGCTAGTCCATTACTCATACGATCATACCCACTGGGGACACTCACATATGGATTCTGCACTGCATCTAGTTGAGCAGCATCTAATGTTACTGACTGCTGTGCTCCTGTGATAGGGTCTACATAACCATAGTTATTACCCACTAGTCCTTGAGACCATGCTGGTTTTACTGCTGGTTCACCATCTGCTTTTGTAGTAGATTGTTGGAGTAATTGCCCTGTTGGAGTCTGTGGTGCGCTGACTCTTTTAGAGTCTGCACCTCTTGGTACATTATTGTTAAATAGTGCACTACCACTATCAGCATCAATACCTCCTGCAAGTCCTATTCCATAGCTTATTGGAGCAGAGTCAGATGTAGTTACAGGAGCAGTAGTTGCTTTAGGCTTTACTGCGGGAGCACTATATGCTTTTGTAGTAGTTGTCCCTTTAGGCTTAGCTTTTACTGCTTTATATCCACCAGGAGCTCTTTCATTTAACATTTCTTGGTAGGGGTCATACACAGATGCTTTTACAGTAGGTACTGTCTTCTTTACAACAGGTTGAAGCCCTCTTCCTGCAACCCATATTTGTTGTTCTGCCATATCATATCCTTTATGTTTATATATAAAGCTATTAGCTATTTAGCTTTTCAGTATTATACTACAATTATCATGCATATTGCTTTTGTAGTACACCTTGTGTTGCATGCATACCATACTGTAGATTCATCTTCTCATTAAGTGCTTCTATAGCATCGAATGCAACAGTTCTTGTTTCTAGTAGGAATACACTCTCTACACCATCTTCAGGTACTGCTTGTTCTTCTGCTGTAGGTGATGTAGGAGTCTTTGTACCTACAGCATCTACCATCATGTACCCTCTATACCCAGACTCTGCTAGCTTTATAAAGTTAGTCACATTCTGTACTGGACCTACTGATGGTGCTGACATACCTGCTGTGAAGTTACCCCATGAATTATATGCTCCCATTATAGCAGTAGCTGCATTTATGATCTGTCTTTCTTTCTCACCACCCATGCCTAGAGCGTTTACACCAAACGATGCTACCCCTAGTACTAGCGTTACAGCAGACATAGCAGTACTTATCATTATACTCTGAGTTATAGCTGCTACAGCTTGAGGACCACCAACAGCTGCTATCTGTGAAGCTGATAGCCCAGCCATAGAATTGAGAGCACCTATTCCATTCATTACATCAACATAGCCACTCACTATTGATACTACTGCTAGGGCTATACCATTTATATGTATAGCTCCTCCTATAACTTTCATACCCCATTCATCCCCAACATGTTTAGCATATATCATCATTGCAATCTGTAAGAATAGCATGCTAGCTGCTAATGCTAGGAGTACTGATGATAGTTTCCACCCAGCACCTTTTGTTAATATAAATATAGCTACTGCTACTATTACTATTATGACAGCTAATGCTTTTTGCCACCACTTAGCCTTCTTCTTTTTGAAGCCTGTATCAAAACACTTAGTAAATACAGTATGAAACTCATTAGCAGTCATTGCATTGAATGCATCAACTCTCAGATATCCTCTATGAAATATAGCATTATCTTCATAGTAGAACTCAGTATGTAGATTCTTTATAGCATCCTTTATTGTAGTATCCATTACAGCTGAATTGATAGAAGCTGGTTCAATGAATAGACCAGGAAACTGTATAGTACCTCCAGTTGGGAACTTACTTGCTACAATAGCTTGTCTTGTTATTAGAGTACTTGTCTCAGTAGCTACTGCTTTTACCTTGAATCTCTTTGTATAGGTATATGACATGTTGAACAGCTGTGTGTATGCTGTACCTCTGGACCCTACTGCAGATGATCTTTGTACCTCCATAGGAGTTAGTTCTATTACTTCCCCTATAACTGGTTCTAGCACATCGTATAGCTCGCCATCATCTAACACTGCTAGTGTGTCTAGTTCATGTCCCCAGTCTTCATTGTATGCTATATCAGCTACCTTCATGGATAGTCTTTTACTTCCTACATTTATGGTGTTGTTATATGTAGGTACCCCCCATGCATTAGTAGGATATACTCCAGCAAGATACTGCATAGCATTACTTTCTATAGAAGCTCTCAGTGCTGCTAGGTCATTGAACATCTCTGGTGTTCCTCCAGCTACTGGGTTAGCAGTACTGATTGTATTGGTATATTGACCACCTACTGTGATCTGTACATCAATATAATCTCTTTTTATCTTTAGTACTATAGAGACATCACTAGTAGTATTATTCAGGTGAGTTCTTCTTACAGTATACCCAAACTGATTACTACCACCATCATGGTTCATCTTGTTTGTAGGAGGATTGATAGTATCACTGTATACATCATATGGATCTGATAGAATAGGTTCTACTCCAGCAGCAGTTATTCTGATTTTACCATCAGCAGTTATTCTGTAGAAGCCATCAGCAGTAGTATCGAATGTTCCTGTACCATTTACGAATTGGTAGTTCTTTATATCAGAATCTATTGGTAGAGTAGCTATTACTTCATTAGCTATTCTGCCCTGACTATAGTAGTATGTAGTAGCTGTATTTGTGTATGGTACTGACATATCATACAGATAGTCGTTATTGAGTTTATCTGCTATATCAGCATTACTCTGAGGAGAGAATAGTAGCTTACTCTGATTCATCTTGAAGTATATGTTTTCTACTTTATCTATATTTTCAGTCTCTAGTATCTGCTTATTCATCTCCTTATATGATGTACCTATATTACGCAGGAATCTCTTGAATGTTTTATCAGATCTTACTTTAGAGCTATTTTGGTATATTTGAGCAGTACCATATACTTGTACTCCACCTACCATGCTCTTAGTGAATACTTTATCGAATAGAGACTTACGCATTACCTTATTGTTATGCATAGCTATTCTAGGTTTATTGTAATCCCTATGGATGAAGCTCATACTTCAGCCTATACAGCTGGAGTATTAGAATTCAGGTAGTCAATAGCAGCATTGAACTTGTTAATTATAGTAGCTTGATCAGGTACGATGTCAGTAGCTAGTAGTTGCCCTATAGTCTGACTTAGTGCATTAACAGCATGACTTCTCTTACTGTCTTCAAATGATAGTATCTGTCTTCTAGCATACTTATCTTGTGCATCTGTGTACCCTGTAGAAGTTCCTGATAGCCCTTTAATTGTACCATCCCCATCAGTTCCTATCTGTACTACTCCTGACTTTCTGTATGCATCAGATAATGCAGCATATGCTTGAGCCTGGTATACTGCTTTCTGATCCCACTTAGTACCTTCATTCATCAGTGTCAACGGAGTACATCCATCAGCAGCATATGTTTCAATTCTACCATTGTCTCTGATACTTGTTGCCATTGTTGCTGCAGACTGTTTACACGTAGCATCTATCTCTTTGATAATCTTATCTATTTGATATCCTACCATCATTCTATTAGCCATTGTAAGAGCTGTATCAGCTTCTATCTTAGCTAGACTATATGCTAGCTCTTTCTCTTGCTGTGCCCACTGCATTGCACCTTGTAGAACCTGCTGTGTAGTAGTAGTTGCTAACTGACTTATGAATTGACTAGCTAGTTCAGCATACTGAGGTCCTGTAAGCTTACTACCATCTAGCAGTTCCTTGAATGTATCCTTTGCTCTCATATAGATACTATCAATACCTAGAGCTGTTTCTGTTAAGGTATTAAACTTTGATACTACATCTAGTGTACCATCTTCTTGTGTTGCTACTGGGAGTGTTTGTGTGTATGGCATATCTCGTCCTTTTATCTGTTATTGAAATTATAGCGTAGATCTTAGATGTTAGTTGTCCTGATTGAACACTTCAAAAAAGGCTGTAGCGCTCCACCACTCGTTAGCTACAGTATCAGTGACAAGACGATATTCCTTTGTATTAGCAAAAGCTGTAGTATCATATAAACCAAAAGGTGTAGATTCAATGGAGTAGCTCAACCCATTGCTTACAGATACTCCACCTGATGCAATCGTTACCCATGCACCACCATCTATACTTAGCTGTAATTTTCCATATGCAGCAAGACCAGTAATCTTTACGCCATAGTCAGATCTTAGATTACGAGTCGCTAGAAATCCACTTCCAAATGATTTACTATGGATTGTGATTGTACCTCCTGATAACCCGAGTTGGCTTTTGAGGGTAAGGGATATAAGAAGTTTAGCGGTGTTGTTTGGGT